GCAGCCAACTTTCGTTTTCTGCGTTCAATGGGTGACATTCTTGTTAACTTGCCACCACGAATTGTAAATCCTGGTACTGCCGACTTTCTTACTCTCCGTTGTAATTTTCCACCACGGAACCTTACACGAATCAGTTTGGTACGACCCATCTTCTGCACATTGGCTTCGTTTACTTCCTCAAACTCAACATCATCATACATCTCCGAGGCCAGCCGAACTTTAACTTGGTTAATCTTTTCACTAACCAAGTCATTTATTCGTTGAACTAATACCGCTTTTGCTTCAACTATTTTGTTGTCTAATAGTTTTGCAACAAAGTCTTTCATTATGGTGTTACGCCATAAGGAGGATAGTTAACAGCAGCTGGATCAGTAAACTGACCAGAACTATAGTATTGATTATTCTTGTGCAACTCAATAATTAATGTATAAGCGGCATTAGCGGTGGTACCAACAGTAGTAATTGTTACGTTGCCTGTAGGTCCAACAGCATTGTTTGGTATTGCTGGCAACTGGTATTGTGGGTTCGTATCACCTGCACCAACACCGATAGCATAAATTGTGGCATCACTAGTTGTGCCTTGCCATTTTAATTGTAGATGGCCAACTTCTGCATCAACATTATAGAGAACACGAGAGATTGTAAAGGCAGAATTAGCAAAACCAGGAGCAGTTGTATTGCCTGCTTGATATGGTTGTCCATTGGCATTTAAAGCACCAGACAAACTGCGTGGGTCAATAACAACTGTCAACGCTTCATTTCCGCCGGCGGCATCAAAAATACCGATGCGTTTAATCACGGTACGTTTTGTTGTATCAACTAAAATTTGTGTGCTATTTGATGTTGCCATTTTTTTGTCCTAATTAGTTTTCTGTTTCTTCGTCCATGCTACCCGTAGAGGACCATTGCATGGCCGTATACGGAACGGTTACATATTTATTAATTTTATCCACATAATAAAGAGCCACTCTTTGATTGTTTGGGTATTGGCGTATCCATTTACGCTTCATAATTAATACCGCTGGAGGATCCATAGGTAAACCATGGTCTTCCTTTTTTTCATTCAAAGAGCGAATTTCTTTAAGTGTTTTCACCTGTGTTTTCCTCTGGTTGAACTTCTGTTGTATCTTCTTCTGTTTCTTCTGGTGCAAACATATTTTGTGCAACAGCTTGTTTTGCAGCATCTAAGTGTGCAGAAACACGGTCATGAATGCTGTTATATAATGCATCACGCATTTCTTTTGCATTATCATTAATTGCGTAGTCTACGATTTGTCTTGTATCCATTTTATCTCCAATTAAAATATTTATAATATCTGTTTCAATTTAACAAATGTGCCAGCCGACTTATGTTCTTGTTGTTGACCCATATCTTGTGCTTGTTGCAACTCTGATTGATGAGTTGCCAACGCTGCCTGTTGGTCAGCCTGTATGTCACCTACCATTTGCTGTTGTGCAACGGTATTGGTAACATCAACAGGTAAACCAAGACCAGCTTCTTTTTCTTCATCCATTTCAGATTGCATTTCTTTAATTTGGTCGTCTGTCATGCGTAATACATTTCGTTGAATCCATGATTGTGAGAAGTAACGACCTGTATATGGATCAACCGCACTTAACAAACTTAACCGTTCACGCATTAACTCGGCTTCTTTGAGTTCACTAAAGTTATTATCTTTAACGAAATCATAGTTAATATATTCTCTAAACTGGTCCCACTCATCAGCGGTACAGATGCCTTTTAATACGCATTGCACACGAAGTGCCTGATTAAAGATATCAGAAAACTTGGCACGCAAACGGTCTACAAATTTTGCAAACTTTAATTCATCACGAGTAACTTCTGCAACACGACCAATCGAGAAACCTTGATTTGGTTCTAAACGAGAAATTGGTACCGATAATGATTGATACAATTTCTTTTGGAAATACTTAACATCTTCTAACTCACCTAAGTTTTGTCCGCCAGGTAACGTAGAAATTTCGGTGCCTTTACCACCTTCACGGCGTGGCAACCAAAAGTCTTCCATCATGGACAAGAATTTACGGTCATCACGAACTTCACCTGTCTGTGCATCATAAACAAGCTTGTTCTTATACTTGACCATAATATCACGCAGATATTGTTCTGCTTTTAACTTAGGTAAATTACCTACATCAATGTAAAATATACGGCGCTCTGGTGCTCGTGAGATACGATAGATAACTGTCGCATCTTCAATCATGCGTAACTGATTTAAAGGTTTGATAGCCTTATGTAAATATGATAATACAACAGCACGGCGGCTGTCCATGAGACCAGAAACAACGGATATGATAGAGTCAGTAGTGATACGAACGCCAACAGGACCATAATTGCTTGAACTGCCAGTAACGACTTTATCGTTATAGATGTAGTATTCGTTAAATACGTCAACAACTTCTGCACCTGTTCTTTCATCTTTCTTCTTCTTTATTTCTCTAACCTTCCGTAGTTTGCGTGGATCAATATACCGAAGTTCTTTGATACCAGCAACTGGATTTTGTTTATCAATAATAATGTTGTAATACATTCTGCCGTCAATATAGAAACGGCGAAAAATATCTTGTGCCATGTGTTTGTAATTTAACAAACGAAGAACGGTGTTGAATTCTTCTTTGATGGCTTTTTTAATCTTCTCTGGTTGGTCTAATTCATCCAGAACAATCTGTGTAACTATACCATTATCATCTTGGCAAATTGCTTCGTTCATAATGTCATCGATTGCAGATTCGATTTCTGGCTGCATCGCCATTTCACGATAACGAGAAATGAGTTCAACCTCATTCTTTGCCGTGCCGTCTAGGTCAACATATGTACCATAGTATGCGGCCGAGGAGATGGTAAGAGCACCATCTTCATTTGAAGGTGGTGTAAAGGATGGTTGTAAAGCTTGTTCTTCCTCGGTTTTCTTCCGAGAAATCTCAAAACCAAAGAGAGAGAATTTATTTTGGGCTGCCATATTTTATAGATTCCAATTCAATTAAACATAATGAGAGGACCGAAGTCCTCTCTAAACAAAAACATATTAAGAAGTAGTGTTAGATTCCCAATATTGGAAAGCGAATGTGGCAGAATATTCTTCAATCACATCGTTTGAACCCCAATCTAAATCGATTGGTGCAATATCAAGTGGGAACAGACCTACAAACTTATAAGATTTCAATTCGTTACCAGCTTTGCCGTATTGTGTAACAACTGCATCAACAGTATAACCTGTTGGATTAACAGCACCACCTGCCCGAACATTGGTTGTATGACTATTGATTGCGTTCATCCAAGATTCTAACGAATTACGGATTACGAAATCTTCATCATTAATAATCTGCAATGTCCAGTCGGTAAATGTGCGGTTACCAGCAAACTTTAATTCACGACCAAAGTAAAACACCGGCACAGTACCTACGGTAGAACCTGGTAACTGTGCTGATTTAGCCATGAATGTTGCCTTTTGTGCAGCTGCTGAGCCGTTTGTTGCAACGGTTGGGAATGTTAACGAGACCTGGAATAGATTTGGACGGGCACCGTCACCAATCATATTCGCTCTAAATTCTGCTACATTGAATGCCATTTGTTTTCTCCTATATCGTGGTTATTTATTAAGCTGCACCAACGATTGTTGTGAAGTCAACGCCAGTTCCAACAGCTACAAAGTTCAATTGGATGAAGTTGATAGAACGAGCAGGCTTGATGTAGATATCACCAACAAACTGGTTCGAATCGATAACTTGTGGTGTGTTATTGGTTGTATCGCATACCACACGGAAGTCATAGATACCACGGCGACCTTGAACATCACGCAAGAATGGAGTTACCAGTGCAACGAACTGAGCACGAGTAAATTCATCGTTGAATTCAAATAACGAGAACTGCGCTGCCTGAGAAATTGCTTTTTCAAGCACAATAAACAATCTACGAACATTGATACGGTCAAATGCCGATGGTTTGTTTTGTAGTGTCTTATCACCAAACAGAACGATACCTTGACCAGGAAAAGATACAACTGGATTTACACCAGCGGCATACAATACATCTCGTTGTGTTTTGTTTGGATTAAATGCCAATTTAATTGCGTTTTTGATTTGACCACGATTGAAACCAGCTGGTGAATACCATGGATCACGAACCGTATCAGTATTGACACAAAGACCAGCAACGTCACCGTTCAAAGGAATGTAACGATAGACATTGTTATATTTGTCATACATGTATTTGTAACCAGAATCAGCTACAACATACGAAGATGAACGAGCAAGGCTTGATAACCATGTGGTGATACCAGCGGTTGGTGTTGTGTTAATATCATCAACAGCGGTAATTGGAGGCGAAATAAACGCAACGCAATCTTTACGAGCATTGGCAATGTTGTCGATTACATATTGTTGAGTGTTTGTATTTGCGTTACCAGTTAATACCAACGAGATATCAATTTCTTCTTTGTTGGCAAATAAATCGTATGCAGTTTGAATTTCACCATCAGTAGGCACAACTTCTACACCGTTTGCCATTTGAATCGATGGGTTGGTTGTCAATACAGCAAAACTATTATTAGCAGCAGGTTTATCCCATGTTGCATTTGTGGTGGAATAGTTTACTGGATCGGTTGCATAGATGTAATTTGACTGATTGAATATGACCTGTTTGTAGTAGTTAGATGCACCATTTACGCTGGCATCAGATGCCTTAGACAGGAATGGATAAACTTCTAATACAGAACCTTGTTGGCCAGTAAATTCACCGCCAGCGTCAACTACAACAACGTGCATTTCGTCATTAGAACCACCAACAGCAGCTGCATAGTCAGAAGTACCAGGAGCACTGGTAAAGAATGACTTATAAGACCAGCTACTAAACAACGATGTATTGGCACAAACTTCAACCTTTAACGAGTTACCAATTACACCTGGATATTTGGCCATAAATGCACCAAAGAAATTGTTATTGTCCCTATTTAAATACAGATATTCAAATTCATCTGGATTTGGAATTTGGAATGCTGTGTTAGCAGATGCATTGTTTGTATTAGCATTGACGGCACGAACAACACTTAAATTGTTGCCATATGCTAAGAAAGAAGCCGCTGTAAAGAAACTAGCTGCAGAGTTTGAATTTGGGCTACCAAATGTGTTTTTTAATGTGATTTCATTGTCAACCAAAATTACTTGTCGTGCTGGACCCCACGCAAATTGTCCAGCAAAAGCACCGGCCGTAGTAAGTACCGAAGGAACGACTGTTGTTAAGTCTACTTCGGAAACATTTACGCCTGGAGAGATTTGAAACGCCATTTTATTCTCCTTGAATTATTATGTGTTCTTGGCAGTTAAAATACCATACTGATATTTATGATTCATAGGATTTACAAGTCCCTAAAGAAACTACGGTGGTATGAAGCATAGGTATCACCGCCATCAGCAACCTCCCATACATCACCACCTTCCACCATAAAGTCCGGCTTTTGTCCATCTTCAATAATAGGTGCCGGTAGAACCTCTTCATCAACCTGATTCATATTTTCCAACTGAATTTGTTTTCTTAAATCATGGTTAACGATTTCTTTGAAGTATTTCTGTGTTGCCGCCCATGCAAAGATAACTAAAGTCATTACCAGGTCGTCATTTGCACCATCGGCAGCCGCAAAAGATGTCTTATATTGTTCAAAAGTGGTCAATTCAGAATAGGTATCAAAGTCATTTATCAATAACTTATCACCTTCAATGAGTGTTTTCAGATTGGAACAACCAATGGCTTTGACCTGAGGTGACATTTTCAGACCCATTTGCACACCACGAGCAAAACCAGCCGACAACTGCTGTGGTTTCTTATTGCCTGTATGTACCTTTAATAGGTTCTCATACTCTAAATCAGAATGAATAAAGTCTGCCACTTGCGGATTGTTATTGATTTCAACCAATACATAGGCATCATTATAAACCCTAGCCGCATTGACAATCACCGTTGGGAACAGAATAGGTGATATAGAAGAGCTGGCATAGGTCGCCACTTGTTTATATGGTGTAGATGAAATGTCAATCACCGAGAAAGCCGAGGAGTCTAAATTTTTACCTTCTGAAACATCTACACAGATACAGTATAGGTGGTCAGACTTGGCTTCATTGACACCTTCTTTGATAGGATGTTCATAGATTTTCATCTTATCATGTTCTGAGATGGCATCCATGTACCGTAATTGTTGCAGTTTGTAACCAGAGATAAGAGTATTAGACGAACCTAAGAATTCGGTTTCAAACTCTTGTGCAAACTGCCGTTCAGATGTATTACGGATGGTTTCTTCTTTCCATGCTTGGTCACGGCCTGGTACCATCGACCAGTGAATCTCAAAGTTCTTGTAGTTGTTTCGGCCTTCTAATGAATCCATCCATAACTTGTAGAACAGATTCATACCGTTTGGTGTGGAAACAATAATAATCTTTGAGGACTTACCAGAGGAGATTACAGGATAAACTGAGTTAAAGAACTCATTGGCAATATTGTTTGGCACGAAAGCAAATTCGTCTAGGAATACAATGTTAAACGAACCGCCTCGGATTGCAGAGGACGAGGTGGAGGCCGCAATAACCTTAGACCCGTTCTCTAGTTCTACATTACCCTTGTTCCATGTCACCACGCCTTGCTGGAGCCATTGTGGTAAATTCTCGTATGCCAATTGATACTTGGCTAGAATATCACGAGCTAAAGAACCTTTGTTTGCCAGTACCGCCACATTCTGTGAATCGGTAAAGATAGTTGCCCAAAGAAGATAACCAACGGTTGTGGTAGTTTTACCGACCTGACGGGGACATTTTGTAATAACGAAACGATTATCTTTAAACAGATTAATCATTTCTTTTTGGAAGTCCCACATCTTAAAGTTGATGAGGCCTTCATCCACGTTTACAATCTTAATGTAGTTCATGCAGAAGTATACTGGATCCTTAGAACACTTGACGTATTCTTGTACCTGCTCTTCGGTATACTCGTGTGCAACACCTACTTTTTTCAGTAGGGGGTTATCACGGTAAGAATCTTTTTGGTTCATCGAAATAAATCTTCTATTTTAATCTTGGCATGTGGTGAGTTTTTATCACCGTGATAATCGGTACCAAAGTGTGTAACCCATGTATCAGAGAAATTATTTAGTGGTAACATATGTCTGTGACCATAACCTGGGGTTATATTGACAAACATATTGCCTAAATTGGCAGATTCACGGATACCCCATGAACCTTTTTGGCCAAACGAATAATATTCCGAATCAATATGTTCTTTCACCAGTTCTTTGTCCATAATAAACATACCTTGATACGGTTCAGATAAAGAAACAAACTTATGACCTTCTACTGTAATGGTTGGTCTATGTGCCTGATGATGTGTGCAATCTAATGAATATACTTGGCCGTCTATGTTTTGCACTCGGTGTGTGGCTGGTATAAAGTTAAGATTGTTTCGCTTGAACAATTCTCGTGTTTTAACCCAATAATCAAATGTTCTCTTTTCTACCTCAATATTACCTTCAAGGTATGCAAAGTGTGTATAGTCTGAATTCAGAAACTCCGGCATATATTTTTTATGTTCCCATGTATGCCAGTATGGGTCATTGAGTTCTGCTGTGTGAATAGGCAAATTGAAATCAAAGTTGACATTACTATTGATAATCAACTTGATATTTGGTATTGATAGAAGATTGTCTACTACTTTTCTAAACCGTTCTACTCGTTCTTCTACATAATAAAAACAAACATTCACCCAAAGTTTCATTCTTTTCCTTTAAGGAGTTTATTTAACTCTGCGGTACTACCAACAAAAATGGCCTTATCAATATTAGTGCCAGCTTGTTTTTTCTTTTCTTCATCCATATCACGCATTTGTTTTTGAATGGCAAGTAATTCTTTATTGGCATCAACCATATTTTTTAATAATGTGCCATATACTTCAAATGCCCGAGGATGTTGGCCAGCTTTGGCAATCTCTAGTATTTCTTCCATGGCTTCTTTGCCTTGGTCAATAATACCTTGTAGGTTTTCTTTTGATTGTTGATAGGCGTCTGTGAGATCCTGTTTCAAATCAGGTTCATTATATTTGACCGATACCGTAGGAAGTTTTTCTTTTTTACTTTCTGGTATTGGTGTCACATCAAACACATCAGATAGTGCTTTGTTCAAATCATTCATATTATTATATATTACGCTAATGTAAAGGTTATGCCAAAGGCAGGATTGTAATCAGTTCTTGTAAAGTAACCTGTATCAGACCCACCAAGTTGAGTGGGTAGATTAGTTACTTGATTGGTTACGGGAGTTGAAGAGCCAACAATGCTGTAACTCAATGTTGTAAATGCAGGTTGGCCACCAACAGTAGCCGTTCTATTTGTGCCACCATTTCCTGGTGATGCCGTTGATGCAGTATACAGAGGACCAGGAGAACGAATGATTAAAAAGTATCGATAAGCAGGTATGTTAAACACCGTATCAGTTACACCTGTATATGTTTGTCCGCCAGTAACACTATTCTGACCAATCAGTTGTGAGCCAAAGAAAGGTGCAGAGAAACTGCCAACCGTATTATCAACGGTACTGACAGCAAACTGCCAACGCCATTGTCCACCTGTTTGTGAGTTACTAATACCAAGGCTTGTTGTGGCACCTACATTAACCTTTAGAGCTCTGTGTGCATACATCACTTGAATGATTGGTCGAACGGCTGATGTGAATCCACCATTTGGATTGGCAGCACCGGCAGTATACCAGATTGTATTATTGGTCCATGCAACTTGTGTGCCTAGAGGTAAATTAGGATCAGAACCACCGCCACCACCTGATGGTCTTGGCCGTTTTACTTTACCGGCTGCAAAGGTGCTTGAGAAAGAACTAAATGCACTAAACATGATTAACCAAAGGTCGAGAGTTGGCCAAGAACTGTGTAGTTACCACCAACATTCAATATACTAAATGATTGAACATCAACAGCATTGATATTACCTGTTGGTATTGTATTAGCAGACCAACGAATTGTTTGTGATACAGAGTTGATTTGTATTGCATTAGCGATATAAGCTGTTGCACCTTGATTCAACACGAGAGTAATTGTTGTTGCTCTGCCATTGTCAATATTTAAATTGGTAAAGTTTGCAGTAAAATTGTTTGTGATGCTTGTATGATTGAATATGTAACCATTAGAGCAATCATGTGCAACAACACCAGTAGCATTGTTAATACCGGTGTAGGCTTCTGAAACACCTGTTAAACTGGCTTGACCAGATAAAACAACTCCTGTTGCATTGATTAATCCAGGGAAACTTGTTTCACCATTGGTATTAAATGTCCAAGAATTGTTATTTGCAGCAATATAAACTGGTGGGTTGGCACCTGTACCAACAGAGAAGTTACTATTTTCTCCACCTAAGAATAATTGTGCTTGACTATCATCTTGCACACCGCCAGCACGGATATGAATATGACTTGGTACTGTTGGATCAATAATCAAATATTGGTCTATGGTAGCATTGGTGTCTGGCCTTAATTCAATCGTAGAATAACCTTGGCCATCACCAGAACTATTTGATACAAAATTGATTGCACTATTTGTTGAAGCAATTGATATGTTACCTGTTATAACACCACCTGTATTTGCTTGGTCGAAGGCTGCTTGTGCTAGATTGGTTGCATTTGTAATGTTGGTATTCTGAGTAAGATTAACACCTTGAAGAATGACAATATTATTTGATGCTGTATTGGCTGTGGTTCTTGCATACGGATCAATCTGTGTATCTGATACGATTGTATTGGCATAGTTGTAAGCAGATTGTGCCAAATTGGTTGCATTGGTGATATTAGTATTCTGTGTAAGATTGACACCTTGTAATACTGTAATATTATTTGATGCCGTATTGGCTGTATTACGAGCAAACTGGTCAATGTTATTATCAGTTGCAGAGTTTAGTGTTGCATAACCACCAGGCAAATTACCATCATGAACGGTGATTGTGTAGTTATTTGAATTGACAATAAGTTCGCCTGGCGCACCAGTTGTATTTGCTAGAGTGGCAGCAGGCAGTCGTCTAAATTGTAGTGTGCGTGGCATTTGTATTACCTTTACTGTAAATCTGTTGGGTTTTGTTGTAGTGTTTGTAAATCATCTTCACCGAGTTGCAACATAGCATCACCAGCAAAATCAACCGGTAGTTCTAAACCTTCAACGATGTTTGGTGTTTCTGATATCTCAGTCACCACAACATATGGTGTCGATACATTGGCATCGGTTGGTGTTGGTGTAATATCTATCTGAACCAGTTTCTCTGACACCGGTGCGAATGCTGTAAACGAATAGGCTGTAGGTGAAACAGATGATTTGATTGGCATATTAGAAACAAAATTACCATTAATGTTTCTGAGATACAATATATTATTATCAAAACGAACCACCTTACCTGTTGCAATCGCCAATGGTGCAGAATATCCTTGATAGACAGTTTCACCAATTTGATAGGTGCCTACACCTGAGTTGGCGTTCATTGTAAATTGAATTACATCATCTTCTGTAATCTGATTGTAGATAGAAGTGATTGAGTGTGTGATTGGGCCACCTGTATCAGTTATCTTACCAAAGATATAACCTTTGACTGTGAAGTTTAATGTCCAAATAATAACTCGTGTATCTCGTTCAAAGTTGCCTTCATAGTCAATGTCTTGTGCAGATGAATTGAGTACCACAGGAATGTTTTTCACAATACCCATTTCAGGTATCATGTTGAGTTTCATTGTATAGTCTGGTGTAAAGTATGACAGTATGTGTTCCATAACCTGTGTGCCATCTTCAATGTTACGCACATACAGATACAAATTGAAATCGAAGTTATATGGCACTGGATTGTATTGTGATACAAGTCCTGTAGCCGTCTGTGCAAACTGTTTGGTATTTGTATTTTGTTTACGAGCGGCATCATAAGTGAAACCAGTCAACTCAAATGACATTCTTGGTAATGTAACTTGTGTCTTTTTGTTTAATACTGGATCAGTTTCTAAACGAGTAACATAATCTTCTTTTGGTGCATACACAATCGGCACAATCATTCGTTGTGCTTCGGTCAAATCTGGATTGTACCGCACCAAAGTAATCTCATTGAATAGGTTACCAAAACCTATTACATATTTACGAAGCGCACGGTTATAAAATGTATTGGCCATTAGATGCTACCAAAAGGATTAGTTTCAGAGAAGTTAACGATTGAGTTAGCTGAGTTTTCAATAATGTAATTGTCATACGAATCATCACGCACAGAATCTTTTAATGGGTCATATGAACTCAACACATACTGTGCATTACTTGTGGCACCAACAATCTTAATTGAACCTTCAGCAAACTCACCGGCAATATTGGTAACAACCAATGCGTTAACGGTTGCATTGTTAGCAACACGAGTCCAGCTCTGCACAACTGCCACAGCAGCCGCATTGGCTTGTGTATTGGCAGCAGACTGATATACAATCTCACCTTTTTGATAATTGCCTGTTCCTGCACCCATAGACAATTGAATTGAGTAACTAGCC